TAGATCAAGTTAGGATTTTTTATTTTACTTTTATTTGCATTATAAATTACAGTATATTTACTCCCATTACCATAGAATTTTTTTGCTATATTCCACAAACAATCGCCTTTTTTTACTTTATATGTCTGTGTTTTTGGTGCTGAGGCACTATCTCTTTGTTGTGTTTCTTTTGCTACTGTTTTATTTTCTTCTTTAGTTTCTATTTTAATCGTTTTTGTTCCAAAATTCCTATATTGCTTTAGTTTTATTGAAACTACTAAATCAAAACCCTCTTTTACATCTTCTTTAATGCTGTACTCTTCTAGTGATACTTTCATGTTTGTATCAAATAGCAGGTCGCCACTTGGCTTTTTCCTAGTTATAATAAATTGAAAAGGTTTTAGCTCTGTTTTTAGCTTCTCAATTTTTTCTAAATAGTATGTAGCACCTTTAAACTCACCTTCATATATAGCATATGGATATTTCATTTGTGGTAATGCAATATCAAAACTAATCTCTGTTAATCCAGCTGTTTTTAAGATGTTTATTTCACCATCATTGATTAAATTAGCTGTTTTGTTTTGATTTTTTATTTTTATTTCTAGTTTTTCAGGTGTAACTGGTATTAGTACACCATCTAAATAAAATCTATACATTATGTATGCACCTCCTCAGCAGAACTAATTACTGCTTCATGTATTGTATCTCTTATTTTATTCACTATTCCGTCTAAGTCTGTATCATTTTCTATTTTGTTTGTATTTGTGAAATCTAGTTTGATTTCTGCTGTTGTAAATCGATTTATTGCTTCTCTTTCTGCTATGTCCCTTAAATATTGCAAGTCTTCTTCTGTCATGTCTAAACTATTAGCAATTGAGCCTGTGTTGTTGGCTGTTGTGTTCATATTGTCGTTAATATTGTCCAAAATATTTTTATATCCTGTTTTATCTTTATCGTCTTCATCTTGTCCCTTACCTTTACTAAACATTCCTGCTATTTTATTTTGAATATCTTGTCCAAATTTATATCCAGCATTATAAGCATCACCGTAGTCTTTTTTAGCCTTATACTCTATTACATCTTTCCATTCTGCTTCACTTTTTATTTTTGATAATCCTTTCTCCGCTTCTGCAATAAAATTGCTTATTCCTGATGTTATATCAATCTGTACACCTGGTATTAAATTTATTAAATTTTCTATGCCTTCTATCATTGCTTTTACTTTATTCAATACCCAAACAGCCATTTCACCAAATAAAATCTTCACACTTGCTACTGGGTCTTTAAAACAATTTGCAAAAAAATTAACTAAAGCAGCAATTGCATTCCATGTAGGCACTATAAAAATATTATATATAAATGCCCCTAACGTATAAATAACACCCATTATTACACCAGTTGCACTAATAGATGAGCCAGTTACTTTATTAATCACTCCTACTATTGCATAAATAAGTGCTATAACTGTAATAATTGCTATTATTATCCATGTTATTGGACATGCCAGTAATGCTGCGTTAAATCCATATTGTGCCGCAGTTGCCATAAATGTAGCTCCAGCTTCCATTGCTAATTTTGCTATATGAATACTCTTAGCTGTTGTTACAATTCCTGTAATAAATGCACTAATTCCCATTATTACATTATATGCTAACATTACAAGATTAAATGCTATAAAAGCTCCTACTATTCCCATTATAATAGGCGCTATCCAAGACCAATTATCAATAATAAATGATGATATATTAATTATCATATCCAACAAAGTATTAATTATTGGAACAGTAATAGAAATTATAGATGTTATCCCATTTATTACTTTTTGAGCTTGTTGGTTATTCAATATCTCATTAATTTTTTTGTAAACAGTTTGATACATTTTTAAGGCAATATTCGTTATCTGTGTCAAAGCCTGTGCCCAAGTAATTGGCATACTATCAAATTTTTCATTTATACTATCTGCACTTGAAAACATAGAATTCTTAACTATATCAGCACTTAACTGTCCTTCTGCTGCCATACCTCTGATTTTTCCAATATCTACATCTAAATAATCTGCTATACTCTGTATAACTGGTGGTGCCGCTTCAAACACTGCATTTAATTCTTCACCACGTAGTACTCCAGAACTTAGTGCCTGAGTTAACTGCAAAGAAGCAGAAGCTATTTCTTCTTGAGATGAACCTGCAATTACAAATTGCTTATTTAATAATTCTGCAAATGCTATTGTTTCATTGTTATTTTTGAAAGCATTACCAGCATTCATACTTAATTCTGTTACTGTGCTCGCCATATTCATATAATCTGCTCTTGACCTTTGGGCACTTTCAAATATTTTATTTTCTAATTCTTGAATACTTCCTCCATCGTCTACAACCGTATTTAAACGCGCTGTAGTGCTAATCATTTTGTCAGATAAATTTAATATATTTTTTACTACTGTAATTCCATCTATAGTTGAGGCTATATTTTTTACTTTATTTAATAGTCCATCTGTTGAATTAGTAGCGTTTATCAATTTTGATGGTATTTTATCAATTTCATTATTCATCTTCCTTACATTTTGTTCCATTTGTATTATTATTAAATTTGCATTTGCAAGTTTTTGTCTTGCTGCATGTATACTTGCTGTATCTATTGCTTTATGAGTGCTATCTTGTAAATTTTCAAAACTATTTATAGCAATATTTAAAGCATTATTCATTGATTGAAAAGCTGGGGTCATTGCATCTTGTATTTTTATCGCTGTCATTATTGTTGCCATTTTTCTCACCTCCTTCAATATAATAAAAACACCTACGTATTAAGTAAGTGTTTTATTTATTATAATTCTGTTATTGTATTTCTTTTGCAATTCTTAGAAAAGTAATCTACAAATTTAAATGCTTTAAAATTATTTGTAACATCAAAACTAATAAAATCAGTTTTATTTTCTTTTTCATTGTTGTATGTAAATATTAAATATGAATGACTTGTTTTGTCTACTTTCTTCTTTGTTCTTCCTCCAATCATTGCTCCTAATGGTCCAAACAAGACCGCTCCTCCTACTGCCCCTCCAATACTGCTTGTATAATTAGTTTGAATTTCTTGTTCACTTTTTATATTCATATCTAATATTTTGTCCATAGCTAAACTATATGTACTATCATTTTTTATATTTTTTATAACTATTTTATCTTCACATAAAAATATTTTACATAATGATTGTTCTGATAATGGCAAACCTATTATATGTGGAGCAACAATAAATAATATAGAATTATATTCTTGATTTTGTTTTTTATTTCCAAATATAGACATATAAAATCCCCCTTTATATAAATGATAGCACATACAAAATAAGAAAAATGTCAGAACATGTCGTATATTTTATTTTTTTGCCTTGCTTTTCATTTTCTTAGCTTCATTCTTATCATTTTCTATTTTAATTTGAATACTTGCTATGACTAATGCCCTTTCTTTGAATGGCAATTCTAAAAATTCATGAGGAAACTTATGTAATTCTTGAAGGCAAAAGTGGGCAATATTTGCCTCAACATCGCCTTCTTTAATTAGTTTTTTGCTTCTTCTACAGCCTCATTCAAGTCATAACCATTTATTTCTTGAAGTTTTGCTATTAAATTGTCATATTCAGCTGGTTTAAGTAAATGCTCTTTTAATAAATCAGCCGAACTCATTACATGATAAAAGTCTTGTAATTCTACTGAGTTAAGGTTTGGCTCTACGATACACTTTAAAGCTAACATTTCTAAGTATTTACCGCTGTCAAATTCTTGTCTATATTGTCCTCTTTTTCCTGTTATCGGAATTTGTTTATAACATTGTTTTCTTATATCATCATTTTCCTTAGCTGTAATACTTCTTAATTTCCAAGCTATTGGCTTTCCTTCTTTATCTTTAAATCTCGTAGAGGCAATATAGTCTATTACCTCTTCTTTTTCTTCTATCATAAACGCTTCTAAATTCATTTTTTATACCTCTTTCTTTTTTATTATAATATTCAATTTAATAGTTTGAACTTTTCTGGAATTTCAAAGTCCTCAAATGTAAAGTCCATATCTTCATCAAGATATTCTCCATCTGCATCAAATTTTGCTAAAACTCCTCCATCTATATTACAATCTTTTAGTATTACGGTTTGACGTCCAACAGCAGATGTAGGATCTTCGTTTGTTACTTGTATGTCAAAATATATGTCTTCTCCAGTATTTTTAAACCTTTCTAATAATTCTCTAAATATAGATGTATTATAGTGGAATGTAGCGCTTCCTGTACCTTTCCAGCCTGTTGCTTTATTCCCTTTTCCTGTTTTTCCCAAAATAGGAACTTCTGTTTTCGTTTTTTCTAATTTTGCTTCTAAATTTAAAGCCTGCATAAAATTATATCTATTACCTTCTATTATAACAAAGCACTCTGCTAAACTTGCACTAACAGAGTCTTTTGCATTCATTATTTGATTATCCATTTTAAATTACCTCCTAAAAATAAATTAAGAGAACATCTTTTTTTGTTCTCTTATGCTACTACTACACTCATATATAGTTTTTCCATTGTATTAATTATTTGTATTGAGCTGTTTACAACAACTGATTTTTTGTCATCTCCCTGTTCAACTGTTATTTCTTTTGAATCGAAGTTTTCTATTGCTTGTAATGTTGCATATTTTTTAAATAATGTAACAATATCATTCCATAAAGTTACTCTTCCACTTTCATTATTCTGAATTTTTCCTAAATATCTTTTATTAAAGATATTAGCAATATCAGTTGCAACTTGGTCTAATACTCTTATAGTTTGATTTGACTTAAAATCTTCTCCTTTTTCATTTGTTATACTTGTTAAACTGTTAATATCTACTAGTACTCTTTCTTCATCTCCTACTTTATGCAATACTAATTCACCTTTTTTTATACATTCTTCTAATTCTACCTGTGTATAATTACTGTTTACTGTATATTCTCCATCATATTTTCTATTTGTGTTTGATGCATTTATATTGCAACCTGCTATTATTCCAGTTACCCAGTAAATTAATCCTGTGTCTTCTTCTACAGTACTATTTTTTAGATTAACAATGCCTTCATAATTAGCTTGATTATTATATACAACTGTTTGGAATTTAACTCCTTGTTCTTCTCTTAATCTTTTTGTATATGCTATATATAAAGTTATTATTTCTGTTTCTTTACTTAGACAGCCTAGAGTATTAAAATTATATGATTCTATCTTATTTAAAAAATCTTGATGGTCTTGTCCTGTTACATTTCCATTTGTTCCACCTGTAAGCGGTATTGATGCTGTTACTGCTAATGTTGCATCTTTTTTGAATATTACATAATCATTATCTACTAATTCACTTGCTTCACTTACTGTTTGCTTGTCTGTTTGTAATGTTTCTAGTAAAGTAATTACATCAAATTTATTTTCATCATCAACATTTTTTTCTATTACTATTTTTAAGTCATTTCCTCTTTTCCCTGTATACTTTGCTGTTGCATAATTATTACTTGCTTTTTGTCCATCGCTGTTAAGTTTATAGAAATACCCCTTTACTGCATTTTTAAATAAATCCCTTAAACCTCTTAACCTTGTATGTCCATATTCATATCCAAATATTTTATTTGCTTCTTTGTTAAAGTCTTCTGCTGTTACTTCTATTATTTCTTTATCCTTTCCCCAATCAAGTTCTAATCCTAATGCTACTACTCCTCTTTCACCTATATTTGTACCTACCTTTTGTGCTGATACAAAGTTAATGTATGAGCCTGGTAATACTTTATTTTGTTTTGTAAATGTTCCTCCTCCTAGCATATTTATACCCTCCTTTTTAAAAATTCATTTATTTTATTTTCCACTTCTTCTTTAGTATAAGTTTTATTTTCTTTTAATATAGCTGTAAGTATATCTTTATGTTTTACATACTTGTCACTATTTAATATCTGCTCTTTAGTAAATTTTTGTATTATTGCTTCTTCTCTTTTATTCTTCATTTTTTAATCCTCCTTGTATGTTTATGTCTTCCATTTCATTTTTCTTTTGAATCTCTTTATATGTAAAATATTTATATGTTATAAAAAATAGCAATACATCATCACTTATTTCTGTTTTCATATTATATCCTTTTAGCATGTCATGGTTTAATAAAGTAATATACTCAAGTTCATATAGCTTATCAGAAATATTATTAAGTTCTTCTAACTTTTCTTCTAGCATCGTATGAATTACTAAATTAAGTTCATTTTCATATCTATTACCAATTAATTTTTTTTTATTACTTGGTAATGTCTTAATAAAAAAACAAGGCATTTCTAATCCCTGTTCAACATTATTTGTATATATTTTATATCCATCTCCAAATAATTCGTTTAGTTTTACAGATACTCCATCTATTATATCTTTTGTTAACATTAAAACACCTCCTTAATAACCATACTAATTTATACTCAATAAATTTAGGCAACATTGCATTTATTTCCTTTATTCTTTATATTTTTACATCTAAATTTTTGTCCAAATAATTACTGATATTTTATCTAATTCAGTATTGCCTTCCTCTTTTTGGTAACTGCTTTCTTTAGAACCTGTAATTACAGTTTCATCTTTATTGAATAAATAGTTTTTTCTTTCTTTTAAACTTTTGATTTGTTCGTCTAAACCAATAAAGTTTTCTCCATCTAGGCTGATTTTTGACATATCAAGATTTGCTTTAATATCTATAGCATCTCTTGCATTAATTTCTTTTGACATTAATTTAATTGCTAGTTTGTTGTCAAAGTTGTTCTGTTTTACTATATTGTCCGTTTCTTTTTGTATTTCTTTTACTTTAGTTTCGTATGCTTCTTGAGTAATTACCCCCTTTTTATAGTTGTCATACTCTGTTTTAATATTTGTGTTTGTTGTTCTTAATGTTTCAATTTCTGCATTTGCTTTTTTTAATTTTTCATTTACTTCATTAAAAACATTTGCAGGTTTATAATGCTTTGGTAGCTCTTTAGTGATTTTGCTTTCTAAGCCACCTACATTTTCTACGCCTGCATTTTTAAGTAATTCTTTTAACCATTCCATAGTCAATTCCTTTCTAGCTTTTTTATGCTGGTGCTACCAGAACGAAAGTTATTCTTTATTTATCCTCACGAATAAATGAGT